GAAGAGGAGAGAAGAGAAAATGTGAGTGAGCAGTTCGAGGGCTTTTGGAAAGCATTCCCAAGAAAGACCGACAAGGCAAGAGCCAAGCGTTCCTTTCTACGTTTAACCAAGACCGAGCAAGAACTGGCAGTCAGCAACATTCAACGCCTGTACTCCGAAACCCCTGCACAATTCGTTCCGCATCCTTCCACCTACCTCAACGGCAAACGCTGGGAGGACCAAGCCATCCAACGAACCCCTAACTTCGCATACTCAAACCTAACCTCCGATGATGAACCCCTACCAGTTGTCCGCTGAACGAAAGTTGCTCGGATGCCTCATGGACAAGTTCGTAAACCGAACCGTCCTCCTAACCCAAATCCCTGAACGCCTATTCACAGGCAACAACGTCCTCCTGTACCGGGCTATCGAATCCCTTCACAAAGCAGAGCGAGAGGTTGATGTCGTTACCGTCTACAAGTACCTCGCCGACCAAGGCCAAGCCCACGTCCTACTCGAAGGCATCGACCCCGAAGCAGGGCTGGTCAGCAACTGGAAGACCTACGCATCCGACCTGCACGACCTTTGGAAGGAGAGGGAAGAGGCGAGGATTATGGAGGAACTGGCTCACGACAGGGACATCCCCAAAGCCTTCCAACGATACCAATCCATCCAAGCCGTTGAGTCCAACGCCTCCGAATCGTCAGCCCATGAACTCGCCAAGGACTTCCTCGCCAACATGAACGAGGTACGGGAAGGAAGACGCAAGGATCAAATCTACCAAACCTTCATCCGACCGCTCGACAACATCTGCACCGGGTTCAAGCCATCCGAGTTCATCCTCGTAGGTGGTCGTCCCGCAATGGGTAAGACCCTGCTTGCTTTGCAGATAGCGATGAACCAAGCCATGGCCGATATTCCCGTCGTGTTCTTCACGATGGAGATGTCTGCAGACCAACTGACCCAGCGGATGCTTTCCAACCTTGGAACCATGGACGGCTCTGCATTCCTCAAACCCGACGAGCGAATCAGCACCGAGCAGTTTTTGACCTTGGCCCAAAAAGCCGATCAACTCAAAGGCAAGCCTCTCTACATCGTTGACCTGCACCAAGCAAACCTCGACCGCATCGAGGGGGAGATAGCGAAACTCAAGGCCAAGTTCGGAATCGTTGGTTTCTACCTCGACTACCTGCAACTCGTAGAGCCTGCGAAGATTGACAAGCCCAAGCCCAAGATTGAGCAGATGACTAACATCTCCAAGCAACTCAAAGCAATCTGCAAGAGGCAAAAGGTCTTCGGGGTCGTGGTTTCTTCGCTTTCAAGGGCAACCGAAGGCAGGGCAGACCATCGCCCCATCATGTCCGACCTGCGAGAAACGGGGCAACTGGAGTTCGATGCCGACAAAATCGCCTTCGTCTATCGCCCCTACGAACACGACAAGAACGCAGAACAGGATCTCATGGAGGTCATCTTTCGTAAGAACAGGAACGGAAGCCTTGGAATCGCCCAAGTCCAATGCCAACTGCCCTACACCAAAGCCAACGAATATCCGCTATGACCCCCGAATACACCCTGCAAGCCGCTTGCGTCAAGTTGTTCAAACTACTGAAGCCCCACGAAGACGGGCGGTTATTCCTAAACCTCAACAACCCCCGAAGCCGAACGAACGGTCATTTTCTCAAAGGCATCGGCCTGACCGCTGGGGTTGCAGACATGACCTACTTATCGGACAAGGGAGCCATCTTTTTGGAGTTCAAAGCCGAGAAAGGCAAGCAGTCCCTCTCGCAGAAGTGGTGGCAGGGGGTCGTCCAAGAGGCAGGGTACAGGTACGAGGTCATCCGAAGCATTGAGGATTTTCAGCGAGTGGTCGCAAGTGTGGAATAGTTGTGTAGATTTGTTCCATGGCCCGACTGCTACTGCTGCTCCTGCTGACCGCTTGCACCAACGACCGCCCTTGGAAGGTGATTGAGGTCCGGGCCAAGGGTAACGCCTGCGAGTATGTGCTAAGCCGTTCCAACGGATTCGGGCCTCAAATTAAGACCAAGGTCGATTCGTGTGGGAGGTATCGGTTGTTTGAAACTATACCCAATCGGATATAATTTATAGAAAAACTTAAAATTTATACGCATTCGGGTATAATGAATGAGGAATCGGTCAATAAGCACCCTTATCGCATATAATGAATGATAAATCCGTCATCCCATACATGAAAACGATATACTTTCAACCCAAGGGAATAAACCCAAAATTTTGCGAAGCAGGTGTCATTCACGAAAGCGACAATGAATCTATCTGCTACTTAGGTGAACCTTGCAAAATATCAATTAATGATGTAAAAATCATACCAAACGAGAGCGTCGCTTATGATGAAAAAAATGGGTTATATCTTGTTCGGGAAAGTACTCATTCGTGAACAAATCGTCAGCCTCTGTTCTTACCAAACCTCCCCCAGCGTCAGCCTATAAACTTACCAACCAAACCCCAAACCGATGAAAACCATTAGCGATAGTGCTGACCTTAAATTGAAACAAATTGTTGTCATTGGCAAATTTAACGATGGCAAATGCCGTCAAGTATTGATTAGCCAAGAAGCGCAAGACGTTGTGTTGTCGGCAATAATGGCTTGTGAACAACAAATTAGAGTGCTTGAAACAATAATTGAGGGCATTGATATTGAGCAGCCGTCATCTTACTGACCATTTCGTTGACACCACCCAAATGCTAAAACCCAACCCCATGAAAACCACACCAACCGATTTCCGACGCTGGCAACTCCACATCCGCAAGGAATGCGTCAACTGCAACCGCCCCGACAAATCCGAAACCATCAAGGCTTGGTCCGTCAACTGGACCCTGCTCGGTCGAATCCTTCAAGCCAAAAACGCCTGACCATGGAATGGATTAAATGCTTGGACCGGATGCCGACACCTTACGAGCCAGTCCTGATTTTCACGACCGACATGAATCAAGCCTACGCATGGCTTGGAGATGGACGCTGGTACTACGAACACCAAACTTGGTTCCTAATCGAAGTCAGCCATTGGATGCCCCTACCCCCAAACCCTTTTTAGCCCAAACAAAATGAAAACACCAGACGAAATACTCGCCAAGCACGAGGACAATAACGAAATGCACTTCCATCAAGTTGATAGGGAATGGATTATTGAGGCCATGAAGGACTTTGCCTTTGAGTTTGCGGAAGCAGCCGTTGAGAATTGGGGATTGACCAAAGTTGAACGGAATTATTTGGAAGACTACTACAAGAAAATAACTCAATGACCATGGACCTAATCTCACGAACCATCCTCGGCTATACGGCAGAGGTCGTCGGAGTCAGCCCCGATGACATCTTGAGCGAAGTCAAGACCCAAGAACTGGTCCTTGCTCGCAGCATCTTCGCAGACATTGCCTACTCGGAATACCTCTACACCTACTGCCAAATCGGGCGAATCATCAAGAGGAACCACGCCACAGTCATGCACAACCTCGAAATCCTTGCCAAAAACATGAGGGCAAGACCGGACATTAAATTCCTTCGTACACAGGTTCTTAACAGGACACGGGATTTTTTGCAACATTAACAACAACCCCCTCCATCTTTGCGTGAGTGAACGCAGAGGCTACCATCCTTGACCTGTATCGCAGCGGAGAAATCCGCAAGGCTTGCCTCACCATCACGGGGGGCAATCCGCTTTGGAAGGACCTCGAACAAGAGGTCGTCCTGATTCTGCTCGAAAAAGACCCCGACAAGATCATCAAGATGCAGGTCCAAGGCTACCTGCGCTTCTACATCGTTCGTTTGATAATGAACCTGTACCGGGGCAACAACAACCAATTTGCGAAGAAGTACCGCCACCACGACGAGCGGGTCGAAGTGGATCCCGAAACCCAAGAACTAAGCAAGGACTACGATTCCCTGCTCGACGACCTTTGGGCTATTGCCCAGCAAGAGATGGACTCTTGGGCCAAAGACGGAGCGTTCCCCTACGACAAGGAACTGCTGAACCTGCTCATGCAAACGGGGAACATGAAGGCCATGAGCCGGGAAACGGGCATCCCTTATAGGTCCATCATTTACTCCATCGAACAGGCCAAGGCCAAAATCAAAACCGCAATCGAAGCCAATGGATATACTGGTTTTTCCAATCCTGATTAGTGCACTCGCTACCCTTGCGGTCGTGGAGTTTCGAGTCCTGCCGGGATGGTTCTACGCTCTGCCCTTTGCGAAGCGGAAGCCGTTTAGTTGCATGACTTGCTTTGGGTTCTGGCTTGGCTTTGCCCTGACCCTGCCGACCTGCCAATGGTACTTGGCCCCTATCCTCGGCCTCGCCTCATCTGCCACCGCAATCCTACTCCGAGAATGGACCTTCAAATGACCAACGACCAGTTCGTAATTGCCCAGAAGCACAGGAAGTACTGGGACCAATATGTGGCATCGCTGACCATGCGACTCCCACCCGATGCGGTTGGTGAACTGCAAGCCATCTTGACCGCTCACGGGCGACCTCCCACAAATTGGTGGTGCGCGGACTGCGTAAAATCAGCCCTCCAATACATTTACCTTCAAGCGGACTTGTTTGCCGAAGCCAACCAAAACACCATAAACCACTCCCTGAATGCCCCTGCCAATCCCGAACAATAACGAAAGCAGAGAAGGCTTCATCGGTCGCTGCATGAGCAATAACCAAACCAATGCAGAGTTCCCTGATACGGCTCAAAGATTGGCCGTTTGCGGCTCAACGTGGGAGAATCACAAAAGGCAGCAGTTCGAGTCTTATTCGGATTACGGCCAAGAGATTCGCTCCAATGCCAAGCGGGGGATTGAACTCAACGAGCGGAACGGGAACAAGTGTGCTACCCAAACAGGCAAGGTCCGGGCGCAGCAGTTAGCCAACGGGGAAGCCATCTCGGTCGAAACCATCAAGCGGATGCACTCCTACCTATCCCGGGCAGAAACCTACTACGACAACGCTGACGATACCTCGGACTGCGGTTACATCAGTTACCTCCTGTGGGGTGGCAAGTCGGCTCTCTCATGGTCAAGAAATAAACTCCGAGAACTTGGCGAACTCGAAGGCGAAGGATGACGAAGCCCAAGTGCAGGCTCGGATGGACTCGCTGATGATGGTCATAACGACCCTGTGCGACTGCATCGGAGCGGTGGACGATTCCAATGCCCCGAACCAGTACGAAGTGAAAATGAAAATCGTAAACAAGATAAGCGACCTAATCGACAAAATCGAATACTGATGGGAACCAGCAAGGGCAACGGCAAGTACATCGAAACTCCCGAAAAGATGTGGGAGTACTTTGAGGCATACCGGGCAGGGGTCAAGGCAAACCCAAGGACCAAGACGGTATTCCCCGGCAAGGATGCTATCCCCCAGCATGAGCCTTTGGAGCGACCCTTGACCTTAGAAGGCTTTGAAAACTGGTGTGCAGATGCAGGCATCATTGAGGACCTTGGGACCTATTTCACAAACAGGGACAAGCGATATGACGACTATGTAGCCATCTGTTCACGCATAAAACGGGTCATCCGTCAAGACCAAATCGAAGGGGGTATGGTCGGTCAGTACAACGCAAGCATCACCCAACGGCTGAATTCATTGGTTGACAAGCAGGAGAATCAAGTGTTCATTGAACAATGGACTGAAGATGATTGATGAAGGTCATAAACACCACCGCCAAGCGGAAGATTGAATCGCTGACCCATCGTAAACGGGTCATCCAAGGAGGGACATCGGCCTCCAAGACCTTCAGCATCCTTTGCGTTTTAATCAAACAGGCTTGCAAGAAGAAGACCGAAATCAGCATCGTGGGGGAAACCGTGCCTCACCTTCGCAGGGGTGCGATTCGGGACTTCATCAAGATAATGATCGCCAAGGAAATCTTCGTTCCGGCAAGGTGGAACAAGACCCTGCTAACCTACCAGTTCGCTAACCGTAGCACCATCGAGTTTTTCTCCGCTGACCAAGAGGCAAGGCTCCGGGGTGCAAGGAGGCAGGTGCTATTCATCAACGAGGCGAACAACATCGACTTTGAGTCCTACTACCAGTTAGCCATTCGTACCAGCGAGGCCATCTACATTGACTTCAACCCGACGCATGAGTTCTGGGCGCATACCGAGGTCTTGCGTGAGGACGACTCCGAACTGCTCATCCTGACCTATCAGGACAACGAGGCCCTGCCTGATACCATCAAGAGGGACATCGAACTGAACCGCACCAAAGCCGAAACGAGTGCTTATTGGGCGAACTGGTGGAAGGTGTATGGCCTCGGTCAGGTCGGAACGCTTCAGGGGGCGATATACGAGGACTTCGAGGTGGTGGAGGGTATAGATGTCAGCCGAGCGAAATTCGTCGCCTTAGGGCTTGACTGGGGCTTCAGCAACGACCCAACTGCACTCGTAGCAATCTACCGCCAAGGGGACTGCTTGCTGATTCAGGAACTGCTCTACTCCACGGGCCTGACCAACCAAGACATCGCAGACAAGTTGCGGACGCTGGGCATCACAAGGGCTTGGGAAATCGTGGCGGATTCAGCAGAACCCAAGAGCATCGAGGAAATCTATCGGTTGGGGTTCAACATCAAGCCAGCGGAGAAAGGCCCCGACTCGGTCAGGAACGGGATAGACATCCTCAAGCGGTTCAAATTGCAGGTGACCAAGGACTCCACAAACCTCATCAAGGAACTGCGGTCCTACACTTGGGCGACCGACAAGGAGGGCAAGAACACGGGGGTTCCGATTGATTCCTTCAACCACGCCTGCGACGCTATGCGGTATGTGGCACTTAACAAGTTACGGGTCAGTAACTCAGGGAAGTATGTTGTGGTGTAACTTTGCCCCATGAACACGGAACGCATCATCGACCTGCTCATCGAAATTGGCAAGACGATTGCAGCCGTTTTCTTTATCATCACCCTTCTAACCCTCCTTTGGACCTTATGAAAGTCGTTCACTACTACCACATCTACTGCGGAGGGAATTGGCAGTTAATCCTGAATCAACACATGATGGCCGTGTGCAATTACGGCCTCATCAATGTCTTGGACGAAATCCGTGTAGGCATCGTCGGTCCACCAGAGCAACGCAAAGCGGTCAAGGAGGTGCTGGAGAACTCGATGGTGGCCGATAAGGTCAAGGTCGTGGTTACCCGGACCAATGCTTGGGAGCAGGCGACGCTTACCGAGATGTACCGGGCCTCGCAGGAAGAGGAAGCCGTGTACCTGTACGCCCACACCAAGGGGGCTGCGAATCCATCCTTGACCACCCAACTTTGGGGGAGGTCGATGCTATTCTTTAACGTGGTCGCATGGGAGCGGTCCATGCAACTGCTCGAAGGAGTTGATGCGGTCGGATGCCATTGGATAACCAAGGAGCAGTTCCCTCACATGGCTGACCACAACAACCCGGAAGGCTACCCCTACTTCGGTGGTAACTTTTGGTGGGCCAAGTCAAGCCACATCAAGGAACTGGGCGAACCTGCAAGGGACCACCGATTCCAAGCCGAGCATTGGATAGGCAAGAAGCCCGACACCAAGGTCTTTGATTCCAACCCCGGCTGGCCTTCACCCGAACGATTTGTCATAACCTTCTAACCATGTACCAACACATCCCCACCAACCGACCTATCACGGGAATCGAGATAGGTGTATGGGAAGCCCACAACTCCGTGAGGCTGCTTGACAAATTCCCGAACCTGCACATCACGCTAATTGACCCGTTTGAGGGCTATCAAGATTGGTGGGGCTTTATTGATGGAAACACCATGAAGGGCCACGAATACATCGCCTTTGAGCGATTGAAGCCCTACGTTGACCGTGTCAACATTATTAAGCACTTTTCAGACAAGGCGTTGGAGTTCCTTGCCGATGAATCCTTTGACTTCATTTACATCGATGGGGACCATTCCTACAAATGGGCCTTGCACGACATCACCAACTATTGGGCCAAGGTCAAACCGGGCGGTGTGCTATGCGGACATGACCGTTCCCTTTC